AAGTGTTATTGGTTCTCTTCTAGGTTTTGCTGGTTCGGCGGTTCCGGCAGTTACTGATCATTTCAAAGCTAAACAAGAACAGAAGTTCGAATTAGCTAAAATGTCTAAAATGGCTGAATTACGGGCGGCTGGTTTCGACCAAGAATACCGCATGTATGAGACTAAAGCAGACGACAGTGAGCACACTCGTCTGGTCGAACATGATATTTCAATAAACAACGGCACCGGGTTCATATCCGGATTGCAGCGCAGCGTAAGACCTGTTATAACATATGTGTTCTTCGGACTCTTTTGTGCGATAGAACTAACCCTCTTACAACAAGCCCTGGTAACAGGTGCCAATTTTGCGGATGCGATCAATGTTCTTTGGGATGAAGACACCAAGGCTATTTTTGCTGCAATCATTAGTTTTTGGTTTGGCTCTCGTGCTATTGATAAGCGGCGGGGGAAGTAGGCATGGCGTTGAAATCGAAAACCTCTCCAAAGCCAGAGTCGGTAAAGAAACGTACGTCGATTGGATGTTCGACTCGTTCTAGGGATAAAAGCAAGCGAGCAAGCAAGGCCAAGTACCGGGGTCAGGGTAGAGCATAAAAGTGTTTTACCTTGCGCGAAATAGCGGTACAATGCATTTAGAACTTAAAGGAGCTCTTTGTGTCTGATAGTAAAAAGCGTGTTGTGAGAGACATCAACAAGAACGGTAAGATCGAATCCTGGGAGAAGGAAGCCGCAGAGGGTAAAAACCCGTTTGCAGGCGACCGCACTCGTGGTGCCGACCCTCAATTCAGCGCAGATACAGAAGCAGCCAATCGCAATTCCAAACGCCGCCAAGCGGCTCGGATAGAGAAAGAGATGGGCGACGCCGAAGGTTACATGAGCGGTGGCATGGTTAAGGGCTACCGTGCCGGTGGCATGGCTGTTAAAGGCGGAAAGTGTGAACATCGCGGCACTGTTCGTGGTACTGGTAAGGCCATACGCGGCGGCAAATTCGTAGGAACACGATAATGGAACAAGCAGTAGTTTGGATTACAGGTATTATTTCAGTCGCTAGCGCAATCTGCGCTTTGACACCAACGCCTAAAGATGACGAAGCTCTTGGTAAGTTGTACAAACTGATAGAGGCTGTAGCCTTGAATATCGGACAGGCCAAAAAGTAATGGAAATTAAAATCACCATCTCTCAGGGCTCTCTCGAAACGGGAACCCCTGTCCAGCAGATGGGTGATGAAGGCTGTCCGGTTGAAACTAAGGATCAAGCCAAGAACGAAGAAAACAAACTCCAAGTGACTGAGGAGTATAACTACGGTCCACCTACAGATCCAGAGGCCACCTGTGGCACCTGTTCTGCCTTTAACATGTCCAGTCGCATTCTCGACTGCTTGGGTACCGACTCCGATAACGTCGGTTTTTGTGAAACGCACCGCTTTGTGTGCGAGACCGAAAAGACATGTGACTCATGGGTAGCAGGTGGTCCGTTGACGGACGAGAGCTTTGCTGACCATGGGGATATTCTTTGAGACTATTAGAGTTCTTATCCAAATATAAACGTAGTTTAGAAAATCGGATCGAAGACCTTTCGATCGCGATTACTAGCGGCTCCATTGCTGACATGGAGCAGTACCGATCGATGGTGGGCGAAATCCAGGGCCTGTCGTTTGCCGTCGAAGAGATAAAGGCCTTGCTATCAAAATATGAAAGAGACCAAGATGAGTAGCCTAATACTACCAGACTACATGCAAGCACAAGAGGAAGCCACCGTTCGTGCCTCTGAAAAGGAAGCAATGGAACGTATTCCTCAGCCTACGGGTTGGCGTATTCTCGTTATGCCTTATAAAGGACGCGAAAAAACCACCGGGGGTATTATTATTCCCGATGACAGTAAAGACCGAGAAGCACTGGCCACTGTTGTGGCTTATGTTCTCAAGATTGGACCACTGGCCTATAACGACCCGAACAAATTCGGGGATGACCGAGAGCCGTGGTGCAAGGAAGGTGACTGGGTTTGTATCGGACGATACGCCGGGTCACGTTTCAAACTGGACGGTGGCGAGGTTCGCATCATCAATGATGATGAAGTAATCGCTACTATCATGAACCCTGAAGACATTGTGCTGTAGGAGACTGACATGCAAGAAGACCAGGAAGAGCACATCATCGAAATCGAGGATGAAAACCCATCCGAAGAAGTAGATGCTGTAGAAGAACAGCAGGAGCCAGACCCCGCCCCTGCAACTGAGGTTTCGGAAGAGGCTCCGAAAGAAGTTTCGGAAGAGGCCCCAGAAAAAGAAGCCAAAAGCGGCGAAGAGTTAGCTGAGTATTCGGAAGGCGTACAACGTCGCATCCGTAAGCTGACCGCAAAGTTCCGTGAAGAAGAGCGCCAGCGCGAAGCTGCGCTTCAATATGCGGAAGCCGTTAAGAAGCAGAACGAAGACCTTCAAACTCAACTACGTAGTCAAGAAGCTTCGTATGTTGATGAGATGGGTGGTCGTCTAAACGGTGAGTTAGAAGCAGCGAAAGCGAAGCTTAAAACAGCTATTGATACGGACGACTCCGACGGCATTTTTGAGGCTCAGCAAATGGTCAGCCGTATCACTGTTGACCAGGCTCGACACGCTGACGCAAAGTTACGTGTAGAGCGTGAGCCAGAGTACGTCGCTCCACAGGTTCCCCAGCAGGCCCCTGTCGCGCAGGCCGCCGCAGAACCTGATCCTAAAGCGCAAGCTTGGGCGGAACGTAACACATGGTTTGGTGACAACGACACCATGACGTATGCTGCATTTGGTATTCATCGTCGACTTGTGGAAGAAGAAGGGTTTGACCCGACCACGGATGAATACTATAATGAGCTCGACAATCGTATCCGAGGTGATTTCCCGCAGAAATTTGAACAACCCGTTCAAGAGCAGGAAGCACCGAAGAAAGCCGCGAAGCCTAGAGTCGCCTCTGCTGAATCTTCGGCTACACGATCGTCAAATAAGGGGCGCAGAACAGTCAAGCTTTCACCTTCGCAGGTGTCGATAGCTAAAAAACTTGGCGTTCCGCTCGAAGAGTACGCAAAGTTTGTAAAGGAGTAAGATTATGACTGATTCAAAGAGAACACCCCGTGCAACGCAGACACGTGAAAAAACTGCGCGTAGGAAGCCTTGGGCTCCGCCTAGCACGTTAGACGCACCACCCGCACCACACGGCTATCTTCATCGCTGGGTAAGAACCGGCATTCGAGGTGAAGACGACCAGAACAACGTTTACTCGCGTATGCGGGAAGGTTGGGAACCGGTACGGGCTGATGAATATCCGGATACAGAATTTCCGGTTCTTCAAAGCGGAAATCATGCTGGGGTTATTGGAAGCGGCGGGCTTATGCTCTGCCGAATCCCTGAAGAGACGGTCAATGAACGAACTGAATACTATCGGGAGCAGACCCGCAATCAAATGAAAGCCGTCGATGAAAACCTGATGAGGGAGTCACATCCTTCAATGCCTATCACTAACGATAGGCAATCGCGTGTAACTTTTGGCGGTGAGAAATAATTCTTCCGCTAACTAAAAATGGAGAAAGACAATGGCTAATTCCAATGTCAAATTCGGCTTAAAGCCGATCGGTGTAGTAGGCGGCCTTGCCGGAACTACTGGCCAATCTCCGTATTTCATTAAGTCCGACGCAAGCGCCATTTATCAGGGTTCACCGGTCATCGTTACTAATGACGGCACTATCGCCGTTACTGGTTCTGCTACTGGTGATACCTATAAGCATATTGGTGTTTTCGCGGGCTGTGAATACGTAGATGCAACAACTGGTGAGAAGAAGTTCTCGAACCGCTGGCCTGGCTCAGGCTCAGCTTCGACTGACTTTGACATCATTGGTTTCGTGTATGACAATCCGTTCCAACGTTTTGCTATCTGCACGGATGCAACATTCACTGACAAAGCTACTGCTCGCGCAGCTATCTTTGAAAATGCCGCCATGATCACAGCTACTGCTGGCAGCACCACAACTGGTGTTTCTGGTGCTCAATTGGATACAACAACTCCTGACGCTGCGAACCTTTCGTTCCCGCTCAAGATTGTTGGTATTCTGGATGATGTAGCAAACCAAGACTACGCCTCTGCTGGTCTGCCGGTTATCGTGATCTTCAACAACCATGCTCTGCTTTCCGGTGATTCCGAAGCAGTAGTAGCGTAATAGGAGACTAGAATAATGGCTATTTCTCGCGCACAACTAGCAAAAGAACTCGAGCCGGGTCTCAACGCCCTGTTCGGTATGGAATACGGACGCTACGAAAATCAGCATTCCGAAATCTTCGACACCGAGTCTTCCGACCGTTCGTTCGAAGAAGAAGTAATGCTTTCGGGCTTCGGCGCCGCCACCGTTAAAAACGAAGGTGCCGGTGTTGCGTACGACGACGCACAAGAGGCTTACACCTCGCGTTACAACCACGAAACAGTAGCTGCTGCTTTCTCGATCACCGAGGAAGCTGTAGAAGACAATCTTTATGATCGTCTGGCTGCTCGTTACACTCGTGCGTTGGCTCGTTCCATGGCACACACTAAGCAGGTTAAAGCTGCCTCTGTCCTTAACAATGCTTTCGATAGCAGTGTTAAAGGCGGCGACGGCAAAGAACTCTGCGCCACTGATCACGCGCTGACCAATGGCGGTACGTTCTCGAACGAACCAGCCACAGCTGCTGACTTGAACGAAACTTCCTTGGAAGACGCTCTTGTTAAAATCGCCGGTTTCACCGACGAGCGTGGTTTGATCATCGCACTTCGCGGTGTGAAGTTGATTATTCCTCGTCAGCTTCAGTTCGTGGCAACTCGTCTGTTGGAATCGGAACTCCGTGTTGGAACTCCGAACAACGACATTAACGCCATCCGTAACATGGGTCTGCTCCCAGAAGGTTATGTAGTCAATGATTACCTGACCGACGCTGATGCATTCTTCATCAAGACAGACGCCCCGAATGGCTTCAAGCACTTCGAACGTCTGGCTCTGTCGACCCAAATGGAACCTGATTTCGATACAGGTAACATGCGTTACAAAGCTCGTGAGCGTTACAGCTTCGGCTTCTCCGATCCGCGTTGCGTGTTCGGTTCGCCGGGCGCTGCATAAGCACTCGACGGTTTACACTGGGAAAGGGCGGGGTATATTCCCGCCCTTTCTTTTTGTGTGAAAAGAGGTTAAAATGTACTTCCACAACCTATTAAGGAAAAGATAATGTCCACAGCAGACGTAAAATCAGCCCATGCCGCAGCAGACGCTCAACTTGTAAGCGGGCCCGCCCGTTTGAAGGGTGTTTATCTTACTGCGGGAAGTGGGGCAACAAACCACTGCAAGTTCCATAACGGTACTTCTGCGTCAGCCCCCGTTTTGCTGGAGCTAGATACAGCCCATGCCGGTCTTGCTGATGTCGTAATCCCGGGCACAGGCATCCTTTTTGACGGCGGTATTTACGTTGATACCGGAGATGCTCAAACAGTCACCATTTTCTACGGGTAAGACCATGGCTATAACCCATCGAGGCGAACGGTTCTCCGGTTACAACAAACCAAAGAGAACGCCCGGCAAAAACAAGAAGTTTGCTGTCCTTGCCAAAGAGGGCAGCACTGTTCGCCTTGTTCGGTTTGGTGACCCGAAAATGACGATTAAGAAGAGCATACCCGCCAGACGTAAATCATTTCGTGCTCGTCATAAATGCGACCAGAAAAAATCTAAGCTTACCGCTGGATACTGGTCTTGTAAGAAATGGTAGTGCTATGAAAAGCGAATCAATCTTAAACCTCTTCGCCGCGTCGCTTATAGCTGTCTTAGGATGGATGGCTACAACACTTGTTGAGGTGGATCGTAAAACGGCCGTGATTGAAGAACGAGTTGATCAAAACTACCGGATGCTCGAGCCTATGTGGCAAGAGTTCACCTCGGAAAAAAGGAAGGTTCGCTATGACGATAAGCCGGAGATCTATAGCCAAACAAATAAGCAAGCCACCACAAAAACGAAAGAGCCGCTCCGTAAAGCGGCGTGGCCTCCGGAAACCAGCTTCACGAGCGTAGAATAATGTCCAAGAAAGACCGCTGCTATCAAAAAGTAAAAGCTCGTTACAAAGTCTTCCCGAGTGCGTACGCCTCTGGGGCTATCGCTAAATGCCGCAAGGTTGGCGCAGCTAACTGGGGGAATGCTCAGAAAAAGGCTAAAGGTGGTTTGGTCAAAAAGAAGTATTCAAACGGTCAAGCCCACAAGTACCGCACCACGAAGATGTACTGATTATGGCTGTTCGAAAAACCAAAAAAGGCGCAGCACTAAAACGCTGGTTCAAAGAAGAGTGGGTTGACGTTCGCACTGGTAAGCCATGCGGTCGTAAGGAAGGCGAAAAGCGTGGTACGCCTTACTGCCGCCCTAAAAAGCGTGTCTCTAAGAAAACTCCGAAGACCGCAAAGGAAATGACTGCGTCGGAGAAACGTAGTAGAATAGCTCAGAAGAAACGCCTCGGTCAGCCTGCCGGTAAGCCCCGCCGGGTCAAGGCACTGAAGAGAAGGAAGAAATAAATGGCTACGTCAGGATCACGTGATTTCACTCTAGATGTTGCAGAGATTGTCGAAGAGGCATATGAGCGGTGTGGTATGGAAGTTCGCACTGGTTACGATTCACGTACGGCTCGTCGTTCTCTTAACCTCATGTTCGCCGACTGGGCTAACCGGGGTGTTAACCTTTGGACAGTAAAGTCAAATACTATCAATATGGTGTCTGGTACAACTGAGTACACCCTCACAGAAGATGTTGTCGATATCCTTGAGGTTGTTGTTCAGCGCAGCGGAACAGATTTCCAGGTTGACCGCATCAGTCGTAGTGAGTATCAGAACATCCCTACTAAGACAACAACTGGCCGCCCCTCTCAGCTGTACTTCAACCGTCAGACAGCACCGAAAGTAAATGTCTGGCCTGCCCCCGAAAACAGCACAGATGTGCTAAGGTATTACTATGTCCAGAGGATAGAAGATGCCGATGCCGGTGTTAATAACGTTGACGCTCCTTTTAGGTTCCTACCTTGTATGGTGGCTGGCCTCGCATATTATATGGCTGTCAAACGTGCTCCGGACCGTGTTCAGCTTTTGAAGAGTATTTACGAAGAAGAGTTCCAACGCGCGGCCGACGAAGATGAAGACCGGGTGTCTCTCAAGCTCACCCCTAGCATTGGGTATATGAGGGTTAATTAATGGCACGTTTCGCAGCAGGCAAAAAAGCATATGGTGTTTCGGACCGGTCTGGGTTCCGGTACCGCTTGAGCGAAATGAAGCGCGAGTGGAACGGCCTGCTTGTTGGTCCAGACGAGTGGGAGCCTAAGCATCCGCAGCTTACTCCACCACGCAATGTTCGAGATCCGCAGGCTTTACGCACCCCGCGCCCGGACCCACACGTTGATACATATTTCGGCTTTAAGCCAGTAGGCGGACTGAACCTTGAATCACAGGGTCAAGTCGGCACAGTTAAGGTGACCACATCATGAGTTTTACATACAGCGAACTTAAAGAAGCTATTAAGGATTACACGGAGAACGAGGAGACAACTTTTGTTGCTAACCTCCCTGTGTTTATCCGCAACTGCGAAGAGCGTATCCTGAAGAATGTACAGCTTTCCTTCTTCCGCCGCAACGCGACCAGTTCGTTTGTTACTGGTAACCAGTACCTGGCTCTACCTGACGACTACTTGTCTTCATATTCTCTTTCTGTAACCAGCGCGAGCAACAAGTCTTTCTTGCAGCACAAGGATGTCAGCTTCATCGAGGACTACAATCCGAATGCTTCGACGCAAGGTCTCCCCAAGTACTATGCTCCGTTCGACCAGGATAATTACATTGTTTCCCCTACTCCGGATGCTGCTTACGCAATCGAGCTTCATTACTTCTATCGTCCGAACAGCATAACAACTGGTGCAGATTCTGCGAAAACATGGTTGAGTGATAAGGCACCATTCGCTATGTTGTATGGGTCTTTGATCGAGGCTTACACTTTTATGAAGGGTGAGCCGGATGTGATCCAGAACTACGACGCAAAGTTCAACGAAGCGGTCACTCGCCTCAAAGACCTTGGTGAAGCAAAAGAGACCGGTGACGCATATAGCAGTGGTCTTGTACGTAGAGGCAGAACATAATGCTTGAAGTAGGTTTAAACCTTCCGACCACCCCGGTCGTGTCCGTAACGACCACAGAACATAGGGGCCGTCGTCCCGAAGAAATCGTTGAACATTGCTTGGCGCGCCTTATTAGTATTTCAGAGGATGCGCCCCCCGCGATCCGGGACCAAGCTTATGCTTTTAAAAACACTATCCGGCCGCTGTTGGTTCACTATATGAAAGAAGCGGTTAACAGCGACCGCACAACCATGTATAATGTCTTACGCGATAACGGCCATGCCGAGGTCGCTGAACTTATTAGGAGAATGTGATGACTATTTCACAAGCGATGGCTACATCGTTCAAAACAGAACTATTGACGGCGACACATGATTTTTCAGCCTCGGGCGGTGACACGTTTAAACTGTCTCTCCACGACAGTACCTCGTCCATCGGTCCCCTCACGACTGCTTATGCTAGTAGTGGTATAGGCGAAGTTTCTGGAGCAGGGTATACTGCTGGGGGCTCCGCTTTAACAAACGTTGCTCCAACCTCGTCTGGTACAACAGCCTTTACAGACTTCGTTGACCTGACGTTCCCGTCCTCCACCATTACAGCGCGGGGTTGTCTTATTTATAACTCCAGTAAATCTAACAAGGCGGTTTGTGCTCTAGATTTTGGTGGCGACAAAACGTCAACCAACGGTGACTTCACTATTCAGTTCCCGACTCCGGACGCATCTAACGCCATCATCCGTATTGCGTAGGTGCGGATATGGTAGTTCCTGTTGTTAAGGATCGTGTAAAAGAGACCACTACCACTACGGGTACAGGTACGTTAACGCTAGCTGGTGCAGAAACAGGCTTTCAGTCCTTTGCTGCTATCGGAAACACGAATAAGACCTATTATGTGATTACAGACGATGTAGACTTTGAAGTGGGCATCGGCACCTACCTGTCTTCTGGTACAACACTTTCACGTGACACTGTCTTAGAGAGCTCGAACAGTGGTTCGAAAGTTTCCTGGGGCGCTGGCACAAAAACAGTTTTCTGTTCGATGCCCGCTGAACGCTCTATCTACAAAAACGAGAGCGGTGCTTTTGATGGCGAAGGCCTCGTCACGAAAAACCTCCAGTTTCACGGCACCGAAGAAAATCTATTTTCTGTTAGTGCTGCTACGGGGGCGCTTACTTTCCCTGATATTCAGTTAAATGCTAAGTACACGCTCACTGGCGACACAACGATTACACTTCCAACTACTGACGACCTGATCACAAGTAGTATCCGCGCGGTAACCGTGATTGCTCTGCAAGACGGAACAGGGGGGCGCACCTTCACTTTGGCGGCACCGAGTGGGTATAGTATAATATACAACAACTCTTCTACGCAGCCTGCTGTGAACTCGACGGCTAACAAGACGACGATTTACACAGCACTGCTGTCCAAGGGTGACACAAACATTTACGTAAGCTTATCTTTTTACGAGGCGTAAGATGACAATCAGATTTGAAAATATTCATCTCCATGCAAAGGTCGGTCAGGATGCGTCGGCACAGTTTCGTCAGTGGCTTGATCAAAACAATGTTGCATACACTAATCTGGATTACACTGACCCGTTGGACGACCTTCGCGCTCTTTCTACTTGGTATGATGATGGCAACGGTAACCCTGTCATCTTTACTAACTCTCCGGTTCTTACATATGATCGTGTAATCTGGGAATCGGATGATGGAAGTGATAAATACACTAAATCTTGGTACGCGG